CGCCGTCATTATTTACAAGCGATTCTCTTTCGGATACATCAGGGCCATACTCTTTTGGACCACCTTGAGCGCGGAAATGGAAAGCGCCACCATGATCAACTGCGTACATACTTCCATCTTCATGCTGCATAATATTGTCGTGTTCCAAACCAACAATATCCCAGTTTTTAGTAAGGGTTGCAGCTGCGTGCATTCTACCTAACTGGTTTGCTTGATCGCGATTAACGCTTTCGAACTCAGAAGGTTCCATCTCTTTTAGTTTATCGTTCCAACGTGTAATAATAGAAGGCTTGCCATTAATCACTTTGTACTCTGGATTAAGTGTGTTAATACCCATATGTTTATAAATCTGACCAGTGAGTGCTTCTACTTTTGCTTGGTTCTCGTCTGGGTAATGTTTTACGTAGAATTCATTTCCATCTGGATCTTTATGAACACCGCCTTTGTTTGAACCGTATTGCGTTCCTGGCACTTTTACTAATTCTTCTTTAAAAAACTGTTTAAAACTAATCATGGCAAGCCTTTCTTTTTATGATTGATTTAATTATTTATCAATAAACTCATTCATCATTGGGAAGATTTCAGTAATGGCTTTACCAATCTCAACAGCAATCTGCATGTGTTCTTTCTGAGTTCCATTACCAGAACGAAGCTCAACATAATGAATCCAAGAACGAATACTGCCTTGCATATAAAGGCGAGAAACAGTATTACCTTCTGGTAGAACTACACGAGCTTGCTCTTTAGCGATACCATGTTTTAACGCCCAATCGTATGCTTTTTTGGAAAGTTCAATCACGCTTTGTTGCGCTGCAGCCCATTGATGCTGTAATTCTTCATCGTCTATTTCAATAGAGTCTTGACGATTTGTTGGGTGTTGCATACGAGCTTCACGAATTACGAATGATTCCCCAATAGCATCAATTTCTTTATAACGTTGGCTAAATTCTTGAAACGAGAAAGAACGGTGACGCAACATTTGACGAGCGATATCGCGAGTAGTTTCAACTTCCATAGTAGCCGAAACCATTTCGAATGGGCTCCAGTGCTTATTCGCAATAAGGTATTTTAACAACCTTTCCGAATTCTCAAAATCTGTTTGGAACTGAGGATTAGAAACCTTTGCACAGTAAGCAATGATATCTTGAATATCATCAAGCCCAATAATACGATCTTTAATAGGTTGCGAACAGGCGAATAATTTAACTTTCATACTTTACTCCATTTAGTTAGCGCCAGCTTTGCTGACAAATCACGATAGGTGTGATGATCAATGATATGTTTAATGAAATCTGGCGTCATACCTGCAAGAACCATATCGTTGATATCTTTATGTTGTAGATTCTCAGGCCAGATACAAACTCGATAACCGTTGTATATTGCCTTCTCGATCTTCCCAACAGTTTCTCTTGACCTTGGTTCATTATCGTAAACTAGAACCATAGTATCACGATCAAACTGTTTACCAGCGGTGATAAGATCGCCACCCGCAACTGCGATACTGTTTGGGATAAACATCGAGTCAATCGGCCCCTCGAACACATAGATCCGATAAGTTTCATCAACTGTATCAAGACCATAGATTTTAGGGATGTTATCGTTAAGGATAATCGTGATATACTTAACGTCTGACTTTTTCCTAAGAGATCTGCCTTGATATGCGTGAACGTTCTTATCTTTATCAAAGAAAGGAATAAGCAAACGAACTTCATCGTTTACCAGATTACTCTCTTCAAACTTGTTAGGGATAAGGTTATTAGTGAACCGCATAAAGTTTGGACACGCAAACATCCTAGAGTGATAGAAGTTAGGAATCTTTCTAGCATCAATAAACTTCTTTACTGGATCATTAGGCGAAAGCTGACTAACTTTCTTCAAACCCTTTAGTGGTCCCGACTTCAGAAATACAGGGGTCTTCATCTTTTCGATGAATTCCTGGTAGTCATCTTGTTCGGGAGTTCGCGAATCTTTAAGCTTCTCCATCTGCATTTCATTATAGAGATTTTGATCTACTGTTTTGATCAGTTTCTCTACAGACATGCTGATACCACAGTTGTGACAATGGTATGATAGATTACCCTTAATCTCATAGATATAACCCCGAGCCTTATTCTTATTGGTCTCGGAGTCATTACAGATAGGACATCTAAAGTTGTAAAGCTTTGGCCCCTTACGTTTAAACTTCTCCAACCTCGGACCAAGGAAAGAGATATATTTGGTCAACAACCAGCTAGACATATTACCTCATCATTTCAACAATATGATTATACTGTATATTTTGACACAAGTCAAGCGTTAAATTTCTGTCGCTTGAATATTAGCAATATCGTCATTAGCACCATCGTCGACTACGAGGTACTTTGCTTCCTTACTGATCTTAGCTTCGGCGCCAAGAAGTTTTCTGGCCTTGTAAAGTCTTTTATTAATATTTGAGATTGTTTTTTGGGTTGGTCCATCATTGTAACCTTCTTGTAGGTCAATGAGGGCGGCGTCTAAGTTTGAATCAACCCCGTAATCAATATGATATTTGATTAACTCGCCTTTTTCATCTAGCTCTTGTTCAAGCTTTAGCGTTGGAAATAGTAACTCTCTAATTTCTTCAAGCTTTTTTTCTGCCGATGTCTTTGTTTTCTTCCGAATAATCCAAGGAAACTTTAGCATTTGTATCACTTTCTTTCATAGCATCATTGCGTTTAATAATACGCTTCACAGCAGCGATCTGTTTTTCAATTTCTCGACAGGATTTATGTGTCATTTTTTCTTCCTGCCCATATTATATTTAAACTCAAGTTTCCATTCTTCTTTTTCTTTATGATTGATTATCTTAATCTGGCTTATTGAAGCTAATGGTTCTTTAATCTTTTGTTGTTCTACAACTCTAATTAATCCCCAGTCTTGAAGTAATTCAATTATTTTATTTCTTCGACCTTTATCTTCTTCAGTAAAGTTAGAAGGTTTACCATCAATAGCAAACATCTCTTTAAAGTGGACGATATAGTATCTACCTTGTTTATGGAAAATATGACAAGATTGAAACAGAGTTTTTTCTTTTCTAGAAGCCACACCAATACGCGTCAGTGTTTCTTTAATTTTAAGAAAATCTTCTTCTTCACCGATTTTCACCTCAACAAGTTTTTCTAATAATTCATTCATTTAGTTCCACCTTTTTCAAGTCTTTTTCTTATAATTTCAAGATGCTGTTCGGACAAGACACTAAGGACTTCCTTTGCTTTTGTCTGATTATATTTATAAAAATCTTGAATTAGGAGGATTTTATCTTGTTCTTCTTTTAGTTTCTTTTCGAGGCGCTTATCTTCTTCAGTTTTCTTTTTACCATAACGCTTTGCTTTACGGACACTATGGAATAGATACGCATATTGCATATCATCGCGCAAATGATAGTTCATGTTCATTATGTTTGAGTAAAACAAAGTATCCATATGGTTAGAAAGGGAACTGTTGGTTCTCCAAGATTCATACCTAAACTCTTGTTCTTCGGCGATTAGGATTTCTTTACCTGTATTGATGTTGTTTTCGTAACACCAATCATAGACTGACTTCTTTGTTTTTTCGAGTTCAATCTCAATTTCTCTAGGTTTACCAGTTACATCTAAGAAAGTCATTATTCACCAAACTTAGCTGAAAGAATTGTTTGAATACGCATTACGTCAAGCACAATGTCATGTCTAGGATCATGCTTTACGTACAGTCCCTCCGCCTCTGACGGAATAAAGTCATCTTTGAGTTTATGACCATAAGTCAATCCCATAATAAAGCTCTTTGTGTCGCGGATAGTCCACCAAGGATATGGAATAATAGCTTCTGTTTTGCGACAGATACCATGAAAGATCACAGGATCAAACGTATTGTTTCTAGTAAAAACATATTTTATTTCGTGCTGCGTAGTCAGGCTTTTGATTAGCGGCTGAATCTCAGTAATAGAAACGTCGAATTTGGACGGTTTTAATTCCTTTACAGCATCCGCACCCTGCTCTTTCCACCAATTGAGCGTCTTCATTTCAATCTCACGATCAAACTTCTCAATTTGTTCAGCAACGTTAAACTTCATATAACGAGTTGCGTCGAGCAATGTTTCGTAGTCATATCCCTTGCTTTCGGCAATATCAAGGTCAAACACCATTACTGCTAGAGAAATAACTGCTGCTTTCTCGGGATTCTGTGAAAGCGTTTCAAAATCATAAATTAGAGCTTTGTTCATTTGAAGTCCATTTCAATCATAAGTTCAGCAAGATACGCGGCGAAGTTAATTTCAGGATTTGCAGAGAATGCATTCTGATATTGATACTTCGCAGTGGTTACAACCAATAGAGGGATAGAACGTGGTTCAAAGTATTCTGATGCTGAATCGTAGAACTCATTATAGAGAATATTCACATCAGTGTCAAGATTACTCTTAACCCATTTACGAACTTCAGTATAGTTCTTATCCTTCATAAAAGTAATAAGTTCGCGGATACTGGTTTGCTGAAGATTAGAAAGAATACCTGTATCGACTTTGCCTGTGGCGGAATAACGCTGAAGCTCATTAAGAACTCGACGCCAATCAGGGAAGTGCTTTTGAATTACTTCCGCAACAACAGATTTGTCGTATTCTATTTTTTCCGATTCTAGAATATTTGTTACGCGCTTTAGGAATTGAACAGCTCTTCTCT